TAACGAGGAACATATAATCGATTGGTAAGTCAAAGTTTACAAAGTCTATGGGAGCCACATCAGTGCCAGCACTTGGTACTACCCCATCTTCATAGTCTACTGTAATGAGCATACGTAAGTCGTCCATACGCTTTACGTTGCCCTCAAAGCCTACTTTCTTAGGATCAGTCTGTTTGTAGAGACGCTGCTTAATATACCTTTCCTGCGCCCGGTTTAACCAGAAGTCAACCTCTTCAGGTAAGAAGTAATCATAGACCGACGAGGCTACTTTTTGTAATCCCTGGTCTACAGCATAGTGCATCTCTTGAACAGTCATGTCATGCGAAAGCCTTTAGCTTGGCTTTAATTGCCGTCAAAACGTTTGAATTTTTCTTATCCTTCAGGAAGAGAACAGCAGCTTCCATAGAATCTCCTAAGGTGATATCACCGTCTAGAATACTGTTGCCTACTTTACGAAGGGCCTCTGCACTAAGAGCCTCATTGATAAGGGCAGTAAGTGCTAAATTCTTGTCTTTGCAAATATCGAGAAAATAAAGAGGATTATCTTCTTGAAGCTCTTCTAATTGCAATTCTTTCTCATCCTTGGTCATTTTACCAGGATTGTAAGAATACACATGAAGAACCATATTCATCCGGTCTTCGTTATCAGTAAGCTTGATAAACTCCTTATACGCGTCTTTGCGAATAACCAAGTTTGCACTGGCTTCTTCCAGCTCTTTGCGTCCGTCACTAATGAAGTACTGAATACGCTTACTACCTGTAAGCTGCTCTTCGTCAGATACAACAAAAGGATGCGCAAGAGCAAACTTGTATTTGATGTAGTCTAGCACGTTCAGGGGATGCCCCTCTTCGTCTAAGCCTACTTCAAGGTCTAGCCCCGCCATAGGAATATCAACAGTTAAATTCAGGTAGTACTCCCGGCACTTACGACTGAACTCTGGGTCTGACGGACTAAGGCCTAAAATTTCAGGGAGGTATTGCTTCTGCTCAGCAAAAGTCAATCCTCTAATAATATCTCCGCCGCTGGTAAATACAGAACCAATTTTACGCTTGGACTCTGTGTAGATTTCGTTGGGCAGGTTTGTCGAGTTAGGTCGACGGTTAATGGTGATGAGGTGTGATGACATATCTATTTTATCTATTGAGTTTCTAATTAAAAAAGAAAAGGGGGAGGCAGCACACCTCCCCCAATCCTAACCAAAATACCACTTACGACTTGGTGCAGTCCAAGAGCAAGCAATTCGTAGCACGACGGATCGCAATGCCACACTCCTTCATGAAGTGAACAGAAGAACCGTCAACGTCAGTAGCACGGAGAGCGTTTCCGCCGAACCCTGGAGGTACAGATGCACCTGCAACAGCCCAACGCATCAACTCACGTCCCTTACGAGAAATGTACTGAACGTTCGCCTCACCGTCATATGTGCTCATATCGAGGAAACACATGCGGTAAGATTCCAAAGGAAGACCAGTCACTGGGTGACGATCGCTATTCATAGCACGTGCTCCGTGGTCAAACAAAGGCAAGTGACGAACAGTGATTGTGTGCCCATCGATGTGCTGGTATGAAGTGAAGTATCCACCCAACTGCAAGTTGCTACCAGAACCGCTGATGAAGCTAGAAGGATCGGTGTTCTTAATGTATGCACCTGAGGTAATCTCAGACTTCATAGCATTATCAAACTCTTCCATTCCACCAATACCAGTGAACAACACGATGTTCATCTGCTGTGCATCAGTTGCTCCATACAAAGCATCCCGTACAACAGACTTAATCTTAGCAGTAGTCAACTCAGAGTAGGTATCCACGTTAGGAATCTGCTCGAATACACCAGAACCAAGAGAGATCGGCTTACCGTTATCATCCTTCATGTGGATGAGTCCGTTAGCGTCACGGTTGTACTGGCTATACCACAATGCATATTCAGTCTCTTCCTTCCAACGCAACATGTGCTGGTACTCCTCAAAGTCATACCAAAGGTTAGTAGAGCGTCCACCAACATTGAATTCGAAGTTCACTACGCGGTCAGGCATGTTGCCTTCATATGCATAAGACTTACGAATCAAGCTGATTTGATTACGCATTTTAGAAGGAGCAACCCAGTGGCTTTCGTTTCCACGAGATCCGCTCATTGCAGCCGGAGCATACAATTGAACAAACATCTTGTTTTCAAAAACCGTAGCACCTACCCCAGCACCGTCAGATGCCACGAGTTGAACGCTGTACTCATAGCCATTAGCTACAGGAGTAGGGTCATCCATTACACGCACTTGAGTTCCATCTGGAGCTTCAAGGATGTATTGGCGAACGAACCAACGCTCGTTAAAGACTAACTTGATACGCGTGTGGTTAGCACCAGTACCAGTTTGATCCAAGCATTCCAACGCTTTATTCATACGGCCCATCACTGGGTAATCGTACTCAATATCGTTGATGTACTTGGTTGCGCCCATGCCCTCAGTCAAGTAAGAAAGCGGAAATCGCTTGTCTTCCTGGCCGGAGAGATGAGTAATTACAGGAGACAGCACGTCGGGTTGAGTGAGGAGAGCAGCAGCAAGGCTATTCTCATCAGTCATCGAGGAGCTGTTGAACGTGTCTTCGTATAAACGAAGCTTTTTAATGTTGTCAGCAGACATGATTTAAACTAATTATTAAGGGTTACAAAAGATCTTTCAATGAAGGTAATTTCTTTGGCGCTTTGTAGGACGCTTGACCGCCCTTCATCCGCTGGTTAGCGGGTTTTTTCTGCTGCAACTTTTGCTTAAGATTCTGTGCTTTCTTAGTATTCTTAGTATTACTAACAAGCTTGTTTAGGTCGAATTTCTTCCATAACAAGTATTCCATAGCAACTTGGGTTTCTAAGTCCATTTGCTCTCTATCGACAAGACGCTGCGTGCGTCCTTCCTGATCAACAGCCTCACTCATCCAACCAAAGAATTTCTTCCGATCGGCATTAGGAATAAGAAAGCCTCGAACATTTCCTTGTTCAATTGTGTTTTGGATTGCTCCCCACTGCTGTTGCACTTGTTGCTGTTGACTTTCAGCTTGCTCTCGCTGTTGTTGAATTAACTGCTTAGCTTCTTTTTCTTGAGCAACTTTTAAACGCCCCAGCCCACGATTTGCCTGACTCATTAGAATACCAGCTTCTACGTATTCTTGAATGGTATCAGATACTTCGTCAGGTTGGTATCCTTGACGAGTTAAGAACTCCTGTACTACCATGCGTTGCATGCTAACATCTTCGTCGCTAAGTTCGATTGCGCTATAGTCTACAGTAGGACTCGTTGCTTGGAAGTACTTCTTTGGGTCGCCTCCATTATAACGAAACTGCAGGTACTCTTCAACATCTGGAAATTGAGAAAAAACAGTATCTAACTGTTCTTTAGCAATTTCATTAGCTACCGATTGTGTAAATTCTGCTACGCCATCATAGTCTTCGCTAAATTCTCCTGCGATTTCGTAGCCCATTTTTTGACGTAAGGTGTCAATTACACCGGGATCTTCGGGGTCTTCTGCTTCAGTACTATCAGCAAGTTCAGAAGTTTCCTCTACATCGGTAGCCGCTACAGGAATATCTTCCTGCTCTTCTACCTCCGCTTGTGGGGCTTCTTCTACTTCTTCGTTCTGCACTTCTTCTACTTGTTCAACTCCTTCTGATTCCGGTTCTGGAATACTAGAAGGCGAATTGTCATTCAGGAGGTTTGCCACGCTGACTTGACTGAGGTCTAATGATTTTTCTTCTACCATTTTTACAAAAGTATTTAATATACCGAATTATATGACGGAATTTATCGTCACTGTTTTTGTTTTATTACTATGAACCTTTTTGCCGTTGCAGTTCTACTTTTTGTTTTTCAACATCTAGCCTTGCTCGGTCAATTTCGTCTTTACGCCCATTCCCATCCGCATCTGAAGTAAGTTTTGTAGCCAAATCCATCTTCTTCAACTCTAGTTGTAAAATGCGGTCTTTCTCTTTTTCGCCTGCTTCAAAGTCTTGCTTGTTCTGCGCAATTTGTTGCTGCGACTGCAATTGAGCTTGAACCTGTTCCTGTTGCGCCTTTTGAGTTTGTTGTTGCAGCTCTTTCTGCTTCTCATCAACCTCTGCCAGTAATCCTTTAATCTTACTAAAGTTATTACTGTCTAAGATTTCTGCAATTGTGCCAGGCTGCTGCCCATTTTGCGCCATCGCTTGGGCTAAACCTTTAAGTTGCTGCAGTTTGTCTTGCTCTCGGCTGTTGTTTTTAACGAATACGCCGTATTCTGCTTCTTGATACTCGTCTGGATCTATAGCTAATAGCGCAGTACGTAAATCACTAGTTACATACGTCATTTTCTTGCCTTCGCGCCATGCAATTTTACTAGTATCTAAAAGTCCTAGGTATTCGCGCTCAATAAAGTTTTCAAAGCGACGGAAAAGCTCTTCAGAAATTACAGACGACTGGAAAATTGCGCGTTCTGTAACACCAACTCCATCAGACGTTTTAACTTGTCCCTTGCGTTGCCGGCTTACTCCAATCATCTCTTCCCACTCCGCTTTAATAGCTTGCAGTAACTGAAACTGGGCTGCGATGTACTGCCCTAAAGACATGTCTAATACTTGGTACTGATTAAAACTTACCCGCTCGTTATTCTTACCCTCCGCAGTTGAATCA